CTAGGCGGAAGTAGAATCGTCTTTCTGGTCGGAGGGCGAACCTTCCCCCAAGGCATCAACTGCCTCCTGGGTGAAGGCGTTCAGCTTCCAGCCAGCCTCGAACAAGCGATTAATGACCACCGACGACTTCCTGCCGAGAATGTCGGCCTCTTCGTCGGAGAACAACCGCTCGCCGTCCTCGTCGCACAGGGCCAGCAGGAGGAAGCGGATGCGGAACGCCTTCATCTTCTGGTCGGCGTAGCTCTCCTCGAACCTGTCGCGGTCGGTGCCCGTCAGCACCCGCAGGAACACGTCGCCCTTCCACTCTGGGACGTGTACCTTCTCTTTGCGAACGTCGTCAGCGGCCAGGATGCTTTTCTTATCAAGAGGCATGAGTAATGCTCCAAGTCTTTTTTGGTTGATGCGGCATCCTGCCGTCTAGCTGCCCATGTAGTCAGTAATACGGAATCGAAGCGTGCCGCGAACCGCGTCTCCGATTTGCGCCGAAGACGACGCCGACTCGCAGACAGCTCTTCGAGACACCGACAGGCCCGGCGACGAGAAAGCAAGCGGCGCGACCGCGCCTACCAGCCCCTGAGCATCACCTCCCATGTATTCCACGGTGATCACGCCGCCCGTCCAGGCTCCGGTCGGCGCGGCAATGATCATTCGCGATCCATGCGAGAGCGATGTCATGTCGACAATCTCGGCGGCAGGCGAGTCGAACGAAAGTCCCGTAACGACGCCCGAGAACGCCCCGAACGAGAATGTAGCGCCGTGAGCGGTTGCGCCTGGCATGAGTCACCTCTGCGACGACGCACCTCTCATGAAGCTCACCTCGAGAACTGAATGGTCGCCTGCGACCGAATCGGTTCGTTGAGATTGAACGTCACGCTGCTGGACACCACGGTGCCGCTGATGCCGCTTACGCCGGGGGCCGTCAGTGCGCCCGACACTCCAGCCCGAGGGCCGTAGCCGACGAACTCGACCTGGGCCTCTGCGGCATTGAAGAGCGGGGACACCTGATACTGCCGCTGCGTGTCGTCCAGCGCGGTCACGTCGATCTGGTCCCGCATGTCGCGGACGGTGACCGAAGTGGCCGTGTAGTTGGTGCTTCCAAAGGAAATCGTCGTGTTGGAAAGTGCGGCTGGCACTGTTGTGCTCCTTGTGTTACTGGGTAGCCAATGCTAGTTTGAGGCCCGAATCGTGGTTGTGTACGCAACGAGTTCGCCGACTCGGTACGCAACTTCGCTGGACATCACAGTGGCACCGGCGAACGAGATGCTTCCGGCCGTCAGGCCGCCCACCTTGTCGCCGACGCTGATGGGGTCGCCGATGTGGTTCATTGTCACCTCGGCCGCGTCCTTGAGGCCCGCAATGAACGTCCGGTACGCACCGTTCGCCAGACCGAGGTGGGACGTGTCGACGTTCGGCGCGTTCTCGCTGACAGTGACCTGCGTCACACTCGGCACGGCCGCTCCGCCGAGCGTGAGCGTGATACCCTGCGAAACTGCATATGCCATGAGCTACTCCTGTGATTCGCTCCAACGAATTTGATAAAGCTGCCGCACTTCGTAGGCCGGGGGGAGCTGTGCGCCCACGGCGGCCGGGTCGAGGTAGTCGTCTGTTTCAGAGACGAGCCTCATATCATGTATTGTAACGCCCGCCAGAATCCCAGTGTGACCATCCAGAGTGATCCGTACCTCATCCGCTAGCTCTCTCGCCGTGTCGTAAGAGAGCCCCCACGAGGCGATCTGAAGGTTCACCACAGGTAAGAACAGCGGACCAGACAGCGACGACTCCCTCGATATGTTGTTGCGCTTGTAGATGCAGAACGGCAGGACGGCGTTTTTCGGCACGGCGATCGGATACACCTGAAAGCCGACCAACCTCGCCACCTTCGGCGTGGTCACGAGCCTCTGGAAGACGTGTTTTTCTGGGGAGATGATCACTGAGTCAGCCTTAATAGCGTGTTTTCGATTGCCGTCTTGAGCGTGTTAAACACGGCCTCTTGCTGCTCGTCGATGGTTTTCTGCATGGCGTGAGACGCAGGCATGGCCCCATACGTCTCGCCTGGGTGTAGCGTGACTGGGTGCATCTTTCCGTTCGTATGCCCAAAGTCGTGCGGATATCCTTTCCCCATGCCGGCTTGCCGCGTGACCTCGTTTATGCTGCCCATGAGGAAGTAGTGCCCCTTCGACATATTTGCGAACTGCTGGTCATTCGCAGACGAGTGCCTACGCATCTTCCCGTTGATCATCTGATGCACGTTGACGTAGGTGCGACGCCCTTTTGTCCCCGGTTTTCTGCGGTCGCTGCCGAACTCCACCAACCACGCTGCATTCCCAGATTCTGCGCCCTCGCGACTGCCGGACGTGCCTGACTGCCACGGGCCGACAATGGCTACCGTCGCGGCTTCGTAAGACTTGGTCTTGATCCTGACGGACTTCTTTAAGTTGCCTGTGACGTTGCGGACTTTGGACTGGTAGCCCTTCCTGATGTGCTCTGCCGCCTTCCTGACGGCGACCTCGAGCGCTCTGGGCTCGCCCATCTTCGCGGCGAGCGACTGCAATTCCTCGGCCAGCTCGCGAATGCCGGCTGTTTTGACCGTTACGAACCCCTCGGCTAGCGACTTCGCCGTGCTGCCGCCAAACGTCCTCGGCGATCCTTGACCCTGCGTAATCATGTCGCGGCCTCCCTCGCTAGTATCTCGTGGATCGAGCGGTTCTCCCGCTCAAGGACACTGGAAATCTCCATCACGCGGCCTCGCCAGAGCAGGCGATGCTGGTGAGTGAGGCTGGGGAAGAACCGAATGCGAATGCGGTGAGTGACCAGAGCGCCTGCCTGCTGGGCGGCGAAGTAGTCGCTGGCCCTGACGCCCATGATGCTGGCGTAGACCGTGGACTCGTCCACCCAGGTCAGCGTCGTCTCGCCGAACGAACTCTGCTGCTCGACCGGCTTCTGGATCGTCACCTGCTCACGCATGCTGCCGGAGTTGATCATTTCAGCCCATCCAGAGAGCGGTATAGGAACCCGACCCAGAGGGAGCCGACACTGTGATCGTCGTCGTCACCGGCAGAACCGCCACGCGGCCCGCAGCCACGTTAATGGCACCTGCCAGCCGCAGTACGCTTGAGCCCGTATTCTTGACCACCAGCGTCGACAAAGGCGTCGCCCCGACGATCTGCACAGCGGCTGTGCCGACGCTCCCATTGATCGTCTGGGCCGTCGTCAGCGACGGGGCGATGTGTTCCGAGATCACGCCGACCGTCAGCGATGAGTCGCCTGCGTCGTGGTAGACGGCGTCAACGTCGATCCTAGCTCGTACAGTCATCGATATACCCCCATGCTGGCCGCGGCCAGGAGCGTTTCAAACGTCTGTGGCACCGAGACGGGTGCCCCGGTGACCGCCGGCTGGCGAGTGTCGTACCAGTGGGCAACAAGCAGGCAGATGAGGTGCTTCACGATGGGAGGCGCACTCTGCCCGTCGTCGCCGTAGCCCGCCGAATACCGAACGACCACCGAGTTCTCGTCGCCTCGAGTCGACGGCCACGAGCGAGCCCATTGCGGGTAAACCCGCCCAGGCATCACGCTCGCATCAACCTGAAAGTCGCCGTTTGCGCTCGAGATCGTGCCGAAAGTTCCGTCGCCGTTCCGATAGGTGACTGTGACCGCCGCATCTCGCATCGGGAGTCTGGGCAGAACAATCGCCCACACGGGGAAAAGGTCGTACTTCGCCTCCCACACCGTCGTGCAGATCGTGATGTCCAGCACGTCCTCGACGTACTGCCGCGCCACCGCGATCAAGCCTTGGATGTAGAGATCGTCGACCTCGGTGTCCACGCGGCAGTGCTGCTTCGCCGTCGACAGGCTGACCGGCTCCACGGCCGGGTTTGTGACGCGCCGCAGACTGCGATACGGCGTAATCGTCGCTGTCGGCCTCTGCGGCGTACCGAAGACAATCGTGTCCATTTACCGCCTCTTCTTCGGTGTGTGCTTCACGGCCACTTCAGCCCGCTCAATGGTCTCGGGAACCAACTCGGCAGTCTCGGCCTCCTCGATCAGCCCGCGGCGGATGAGGATGTCGCACATGCCAGCGGCCCAGTCCTCGAAGACTTGGCCTTTCTCGTAGCAGTCGAAGTTCTGGAGGATGCGAATCTTCAATTGACCTGCCCCCAGGCGTTTTCCGGTGCCTTCTGGCCGTTCGTCCAATACTCGGTCGTGTGCTGCTGCACCTTGCCGCCATCGGCGCTCCTTGAGGGCCACGTCACCATCAACTCGGCGTGCCCGACGCTGACGTGCGTAGCCAGCCCCAGCGTGTTTCCACAGGCCGCCCAGGACTTCCAAAAGGCGATGTCTTCGTCGGTATGCCCGCCGTTCCACTCGCCCTGGTCATTCGCACGAGCGATGAACCAGGGCTTCTTCATCTTCTTCAGGGCGGCGGTTCGCAGGAACGTCAGCCCGAAGTGTGCCGTCTCGACCGGCTGCACCACCTTGCCAAAGAATTCGCCGTCGACCGTCGTCCTCTCGTCAGCGTCGCTTCCTGCCAGGGCGAACATCACGGCGTTCGCCTCCCGCTTCGTCTGGAGCGGCGCGATTGCGTCGAAACCAGAGTGCATCAGCAGCGTCAGCAACGCCTCGACCGTCTTCGCGTTGAAGACCGTGTCGTAGTCGACGGTCAGGATCACGTCGTGTGAGTCGATGACCTGTTCCATCGCTCGCTGAAGGCACTGGCCCCAGAAAGCACCCGTCACCTTGATGGGACTGATGCCATGCGGGGCCAGTGCCGACGAGACGCAGAAAAAGTTGTCGGTGAATCCCAGTCGCGGGGTCGACATGACCGCCGCGACTTTGATTTCCGCTTCGACGTTGCCTACTCGCATCAGCAT